CCCCCAGAGAAAACTAAAGGCGGCATTCTTATGGCTAAACAAACTCTTGATAAAGAGCGTATAGCTACAATCGTAGGACTTGTTGTCAAACAAGGCCCAGATGCGTATTCCGACTCTGATAAATTTCCTGAAGGCCCATGGTGTAAAGAGGGTGATTGGGTAATTTTCGGTCGCTATGCAGGAGCTAGATTTAACATCGAAGGAGGAGACATGCGTCTTTTAAACGATGATGAAATTTTAGCCACTGTAAACAACCCAGAAGATATTCTGCAATAAGGTGATTTAAATGGCTGAGTCCCAAGAAATTGAGTTAGAACTTCCTGATGAGGAAGTAGATCCACGCGAAGCGGATGTGTTGCAAGAACCACAACGAGACTTCGATACGAGTGAGGCTGAGGCTGAAGCTCCTCAGACTGATGAGTTAGAGGATTATAGCGACGGTGTTAAAAAACGTATAGATAAGCTGACTTATCGTATGCGGGAAGCAGAACGCCAACGCGACGAAGCTGTTCAGTTTGCTAAAAAGATGTCTGAACAGACTAATAACTTACAAAGTAAATTACGGTCTTCAGATGAAACATTAGTAGCAGAATATTCAGCCCGTATTGCTTCTGATAAAGAACGTGCTAGACGAGCCTTAAAAGAAGCTCAAGAACTTGGTGACGCAGAGGCTATTGCTTTGGCTACTGAAGCAGTTGCTAAAACTTCTTTAGAGGCGCAAAATGCCGAAAGATTAGTTGCAAAGCAAAAATCTGTTCAGTCTACAGCTCAACAAGCTCAGCCTGTTCAACAACAAGCAACTAATGTACAACCAGCTGCTCCTGATCCTCGTGCGGAAAGATGGGCTTCAGAAAATGCTTGGTTTGGTGAAGATGATGGAATGACCTATGCAGCTATGGGTATTCATCAAAAATTATTGAAGGAGGGAGTTCCCCCTAGTTCTGATTACTACTACGAAAGGGTAGACAGTGAAATTAGAGAACTTTTTCCGAACAAGTTTCCCGAAGGGAAAAAGAACGTGCAGTCTTCTGTAGCAGGAGCCAGCCGAGGTGCTGGTGCTGTTAAAAAAGGAGCACGCAATGTGAAACTCACACCGTCACAGGTAGCAATAGCTAAAAGAATCGGTGTGCCTCTTGAAGAGTACGCAAAATTTGTATAGGAGATGAAAATGACAGATCGTACCTCCAGATCTGCTGAAACCCGAGAAAAGAAAACTCGCCGCAAACCATGGCAACCGCCATCTATGTTAGACGCTCCCGAAGCTCCCGCTGGCTATAAGCACAGATGGGTTCGTGCAGAAGTTCGAGGGCACGATGACAGAGCGAATATGTCTAAGCGTATTCGTGAAGGATTCGAGCCAGTAAGAGCAGAAGATCATCCTGATTTTGACGCTCCTACTATTGAGGACGGAAAACACGCTGGCGTAATAGGTGTTGGTGGTCTAATTCTCGCTAAAATCCCTGAAGAAACCGTTGCAGAACGCAATCAATACTATAACAGTAAGACTGCGGAACAGCTTAGTGGTGTCGACAATGATTTATTGCGAGATAGTGATCCTAGAATGCCTCTAAGACAAAGCGACATTCGAAGGAACACGAAAGTAGAGTTTGGTAGTCGTGATACGACTGCTGATTAATTTCATCATTTTCCTTAGAGGATAAAATCTCATGGCTAATACTGACGCCCCTAATGGGTTCACCCCAGCCTACCACCTTTACGGTGGCGTGATTCGTCCTCAGAAGTTGCGTATTGCAAGTGGTACTAACGCCTCCATATTTACTGGGGACGTAGTTAACCTTTCTTCTGGGTATGTAATCCAAGGCACTGCTACGGGTACTCCTGCTGGAGTATTTGCTGGTGTTTATTACACAGCGACTGATGGCTCACCAACGTTTTCTAACATCTGGACAGCAGATGTAGCGACACTTGGTGGTGCTGATGCAGAAGCATATGTGTACACTGACCCTGCTATCGTATACGAAGCACAATTTACAGCGGGCACCCCTGCCGTAAGTTTCATCGGAAGTAAGTACACTATTTCCACAACTGCTGGCAGCACTTCTAATGGTCGTTCTAAAGAAGGTGTTACAGCGACAACCAGTAGCGGAATCGCGTTGTTGAACAGGTTCGTAGACTCCCCAAGCAATAGCATCGGTGCTAATGCTCGTGGATACTTTACGTTCCCAACTAACGTATTCGCTGTATAGTCTGAGGAGAGTAACTAATGGCTATTAATAGAGCGCAACTCGTAAAAGAGCTTGTTCCTGGCCTTCATGCTCTTTTCGGTTTAGAGTATGATCGCTACTCAGCAGAGTACGAAGAAATCTTCGAATCCGAAACTTCAGAACGTGCTTTTGAAGAAGAGGTAATGCTGACTGGTTTCGGTGAGGCTCCTGTGAAGTTTGAAGGTTCTGGTGTTAGTTATGACACCGCACAAGAATCTTTTACTGCACGGTATACTCATGAAACTGTCGCGTTGGCTTTCAGCTTGACTGAAGAAGCTATCGAAGACAATTTGTATGACACCTTGTCATCTCGTTATACGCGAGCACTAGCTCGTTCTATGATGACCACCAAAAACATTAAGGGTGCTAACGTATTAAACAATGCGTTTAGTTCTTCTTTCGTTGGCGGTGATGGCAAAGAACTTTGTGCAACTGATCACCCAACTGTGGGCAATGAGAATCAACGCAACGAACTTTCGACTGCGTCTGACCTCAATGAAACCTCACTAGAACAGGCGCTGATCGATATCGCAGCTTTCGAAGATGAGCGTGGTCTTAAGATCAATGCTCAAGCTCGAAAGTTGATTATCCCAACTGCTTTGCAATTCGTTGCAGATCGTCTTTTGGAAACCCCAGGACGAGTAGGTACTGCGGATAACGATATCAATGCGATCCGTAACATGGGCATGGTTCCTGAAGGATACACGGTTAATCATTATCTAACTGATACTGATGCTTTCTTCCTGACGACTGATGTTCCTAACGGACTGAAGCATTTTGTTCGATCTCCAGTAGCAACCAGTATGGAAGGTGACTTCGAAACTGGTAACGTTCGTTATAAAGCCAGAGAACGTTATAGTTTTGGCTTTAGTGACTGGCGTGGTATTTTCGGTTCTCCAGGAGCTGCATAATACTGCTAAGAAAGGGGCACTTGTTGCCCCTTTTCTTTTTCTCCTGTATAAACACTTTATCTGAGAAAAATTAGTTTTAGTGACTGGCTCAGCAGACGTTTACGAAGACACTAAAACGAACCCTTTCGTAAAGAGGTAATTACAATGGCACAGACCACTTTTGCTGGCCCAGTCAAATCTTTGGCGGGTTTTATAAACGCAGGGACTAACGCTACAGTTAGTTTAACCGCAGACACGACAATAACTGTTGCAGCTCATGCGGGTAAAGTTCTTCTTTGTAATGATGCAGATGGCAAATTCACGTTGCCTTCAATCGTTACAACTACTCCCACTGATCCGACCTCCCCAGATCAAACAAATAATTTAGGCGCTCAGTTTACATTCATAGTCGTAACTGCTGCTACTGACATGGATATTTTGACAGACGGCACCGATAAGTTTGTTGGAGGAATTTACACAGGGGTAGATGATGCAACTGGTAAAACCTTTATTTCTGGGGCTTCTAACGATGTAATTACGCTGAATGGCAGCACTAAAGGCGGTATTGCAGGAAGTATTATCCGAGTTACAGCTATCGCTAGTGCGAAATACGCAGTAGAAGGATTGACTCTTGGATCAGGTACTCTCGTTACTCCGTTTGCAGACGCTTAATACTGGAGTAAATTGATATGGCAGATGCAGTAACAACAACTACTATTTCTGATGGTACTCATAAAGCTGTCATACAACTAACTAATCTTAGCGACGGAACTGGTGAAAGTGCTGTAACTAAGATTGATGTTAGTGGTTTGGCAACGAGAGAAGATGGGACTGCCTGTAGTAGTGTGCTTATAGAAAAAGTAACTCATTCAATTATTGGTTTTACGCAAGTACAACTTTTATTTGATGCTACCACAGATACCATCGCTCTTGGGTTAGCTCAAGATAGTAATGGCCACATGGATTTTAGTCCTTTTGGAGGACTTAAAAACACGTCAGGCTCTGGTAAAACGGGGGATATAAACCTGACCACCATTGGCGCATCTTCTAACGACAGCTATGTGATCGTTCTAGAACTTCTGAAGAACTATGGATAATGGCGACATCAGGAACAAGAACTTTTACTTTAACCGCAGCGGATGCGATTGAAGAAGCCTACGAACTAGCTGGACTAGAATATCGTACAGGATATGATGGAGTTACCGCTCGTCGGTCGATGAATATCATGTTCGCCGATTGGTCTAACCGTGGTGTTCAACTTTGGGAAGTAGAGCAAGTATCCCTTGATTTAGTTCAGGGGACTACTTCCTATTCTCTTAATGAGTATGACATAGATGTTCTAGACGCTGTCATTAGAAGGACAGTCAATGGGACACAAACAGACTTTCAAATAGATCGTATTGAGAGAGGAGAGTATTTAGACATACCTAATAAAAATACTCAAGCAAGACCCACTCAATATTATTTAGAGAGAACAGTTACTCCAAAGTTGTTTGTTTGGCCAGCTCCTGAAAACTCCACGGATAAACTTGTTTCGTATAGATGGAAACGCATACAAGATATTTCTGGTTCTGTAGACGATGTAGATCTTCCTAGTAGATTTCTGCCTTGTTTAGTAACAGGATTAGCTTTTAATTTAGCGTTGAAAAAGAACCCCGATAAAGCAGGGTTGTTACAGCCTTTATACGAACAAAACCTAGTTAATGCTATACGGTACGATACTAGCGACGCTTTCCAGCTGGTGCCTAGACGGACGTATGTCTAATGGCGTTCGCATTAGGTAAACACTCTTATGGCGTTTGTGATCGCTGTGGGTTTAGAACGAGATACTTAGATCTGCGTATGGAGTGGACAGGGTTTAAAGTTTGTTCAGAATGTTTTGAACCTAAGCATCCTCAATTAGAACCGCCTAGACAAGCAACCGACCCAGAAGCATTGAGACAAGCTCGACCAGAGTTGCCTCTTCCACAGTCCCAGCTTGGTGTGGTTAAAACAACTGGGCCCAGCAACACCACAGACAGCGGTGTTAATGTTGGGGGGCAACCTTTATCTGTCGTAGACCCGATAGGGACTAAGTTTGATGGGGTATTTGGTACAGGTGAAATAGGAACTGTTACAGTGGTGACCTCATGAGTTTTACATTAGCTACTCTAAAATCTACTGTTCAAGATTATTGCGAAACTGCTGAAACTACTTTTGTTGCAGACTTAGATACGTTTATAAAAGAGTCTGAAGAAAGAATACTTAAAAACGTTGAGTTACCTGTTTTTAGAAAAAACGTAACAGGTTCTGCAGCTAGTAGTAATACATATCTGAGCACTCCAACTGATTTCTTAGCACCGTACAGCTTGGCGGTGATCTCTAGTAGTGTGTACACTTATTTGCTATTTAAACACGTTAGTTTTATTAGAGATTTTACCCCGAATCCTGCAACCACAGGAACTCCAAAGTATTACGCTCTTTTTGACGATAATACTTTTATGTTGGCTCCAACACCTGATCAAAATTATTCTTTCGAGTTACATTATAAATATCGTCCAGCTTCATTAACAACTACTTCGGGAACAGATACGACATGGCTGTCTTTGAATGCTCCTGACGCTCTTTTATACGGAACATTAGTAGAAGCAGCTACGTTCTTAAAAGTGCCTGAGGAAGTTGCTCAATATGAACAAAGGTTCGTACAAGCGATTAACAGCTTAAAGAATCTAGGGCAAGGTTACGGTTCAAGAGACGAATATCGTTATGATATTGCTAAAGGATAAATAGTATGTTGGTTGGTGCTTCTAATATGGAAGTTGGTAACGTATTGGTTACAACAACCGAAAATAAAGGACATTCTGTAGAATTTTGGGCTGATTCAGCTGCGAACAGAATTGTGAGTGTTGGAGGAAATTGTCATCCTTTAATTGCGCAACAAGCAGAAGCATTTAAAGAGGATGTTAAAAACGTTGTTGCTTTTTATCTAGCTGAAGCAGTAAAAAGTGACAGAACCACTCTAATTGCTCAATTAGAAAACCAAGGTCATCAAGACATGGCCGACATATTAAGGAGACTGTAATGGCTATTTCAACCGCGATGTGCACAAGTTTTAAACAAGAAATTTTAGAAGCTGTTCACAATTTTAAAAACAGTGGAGGCAGCACGTTTAATCTCGCTCTGTACACCAGTTCTGCTAGTTTAGGGGCGAGCACTACTGCGTATACGACTTCTAACGAAGTGTCTGGCACAGGATACACTGCGAAAGGTGCGTCATTAACTCGTGTAGATCCGAGCACCTCAGGAACCACCGCTCTAACTGATTTTTCAGATTTAACTTTCTCTAGCAGTTCCATCACCGCTCGAGGCTGTATGATCTTTAATGATTCAGCATCAGGCGATCCGTCAGTGTGTACTCTAGATTTCGGTGGGGATAAAACATCTAGTTCTGGGGATTTCACTGTCCAGTTTCCAACTGCTGACGCATCTAACGCGATCATTC